CATAAGACCAACTAGTATTAGCTGGTATTGCCACAGCATCCAACACACCCAAATCTATATAATCATCCACCCCATCAAACCAATAACTGCTACGGGTTTGCAGATCGTTGACTGTCTGGCTATTGAGGAGATACTTTCCTTTTTGGTTTATGTCCACGCTGCCTACAGCAGGGGGACTCTTGTGCATTCTCATTAGTTACACCGCCATGTAGAACAGGGTTTGCGATCCTGAAGGGGTTATGCAATACAGTTCATAGGGGTCATTGAACCCTACCGTCAATGACTCTCCAGCTTCTATGGGGGTCCCAGATGAAGCATCCGTTCCCGCTGTTATTGACGACGGCCCCACGTACACTGTATCCGTATTAGTTGTTTTAGCTGTTAACATTATCCCATGCTTGACACCCGTTACCGTTCCAGTAGCCACCCTTTCCGCAACAGTACCGACCGCAATGTTAGCCCCCGCATTGATAACAGAAACAGGTTTCACTGAATCCAGATCAACGTTCATCTCGTCAATATCGAATTGTATCCCGCCCGCATCAGTTATAGCTGACCCGATTGCTTTAAGAGTTTCAAAAGAACTTCTATTCGCCATTTTTCGTCTCCTAACCTAAAGGTAACGCTATGTTAGTAGGTACATTCTTATGGGTGGGGATTGTCCTGCTTGCCACCACATCCGTAACGAGGTTAAGTCGATCCTGATCCTTAACCCTCATAAACCGTTTTATCTTCTGGACTTCAAATTCGTATTGCGTTCTCGCTTGAGCGGATTGATTGCTTTCACCGCCAAAAATCTTGCATGAGGTCAGGTATATGGCCCATAAGAGAATCGATTCCCTCGCCCAATCAGGTAACTCCGAATAATCGGTGTTAGCTGACATATTAACAGGTATTCGAGAATAATACAACTCCAACTCTTCCGTTCCCGAATAAGCCTTTATACTATAATAGGTAGGGGTCACCGATGCACCATCAGCATCCGTTACCGTAATATTCCTTGCCACTCCCCCATCCAGTTTGATCCCTTCAGAGAAAACCGCTTCATTGCTCCCTGCCACAACCGTATCCAATGTCGCATTAGCCACATCGACAACAGACACCCTCACGGGAGTAACAGGCAGAGGTGAAGCTAACGTTACTGAAATAGAATAGAGTATCACTTCATCAGCAAGTATCCAATTAGTTAAAATGGAACTCCCTCCCCAAGCGGTGTTTCCCTGTACCGTAACCAGATCACCACCTGCGGTAATAGCGGGATAAACATGCAGTACATCCAGTATCTGTTCCTTGGTTTCTATATGATACCTGTCATTAGAATCGAATTCATTGTTTCTACCACCTGTCAACCCTCCCACCTGTACCGTTCCTGCATTACCCCCGACAGCTATTCCTGTTATCGTACCGTAACTGCCGTCGGTAATGTTGAAAACAATATCTCCCACAGCACCTAAAGACCCTGTAGAGAAATTTTTCAAGGTATCGTTAAAGGTGGTTACCCCCCCTGTAGTAACCGTACTTTCCACCAACACATCTCCAGCCCTGCCGAAAACATCGTAATGGCTGTAGGTTGAACCAGTCGTGCTGACAGACAACCTGTCTTTCATCATTCGTAACGGATGACGGGATAAACGATAGTAACTACCGTTATGTAAATGGAACAGATCTAATACGGAAGTGAAATCAGAAGGAAGGGAATATTCCCTTGTACTGGAGACAACTGCCATCTTCTTACGTCCCTGTAAAAGGGCAAATCCTGTGGACAGTGCATCATCGCAGACTTTATTTTGAGCAAGATTTAATGCTAAGGCAGCCTCATCGACACCTGTTTCGTCCTGATAAGTGACAGATGAACCGACAGTACCATCCGTCGGTTCACCTATACGTAGACGTAACTCGGTCTTAAGGTCTTTAAGCGTAAACGACATAGAAACCTCTTATTATGAGTAAGCAACTCCACTGGCACTTTTTGCCACATCCATCCACTCTACACCGCTCCACATCAGGACACCGACACCATTCACGACTGATAGAGTAAGAGTAGTAGCACTCGCTCCAAAGTTCCCCGTAAATGTAATCGCACCGCTTCCAAGAGTTCCATCTGTAATGAAAGTTTTAGTTCTCCCTACATCAGCAGCGGTAAGATCAGCTAATGTACCCGCTACAGTATAAGTACTAGCAGTTTTTACCAATGTGACACCATAAGTTGTCACTGTCTGAGCAGCCAAAGCACCAGCAGTCGCATCAAGTGTCTGTACCGCAGGTTGAATCCCACCACCTGTGAGTTGCAAACAAGCTGCCGTACCTTCCTGTTCAATATGGAGACCTAAACCCCCACCTGATGCAGGTCGATAAATACTGAGATTCCCATCAGCATCTAAGGTTGCCCCTAAAGCTCGTTTACGTATGTTTACTGAATAGGCTGAATTCTTCTCAGAACTCGTCCAAGCTGCTCGCCTTTTAACAAAATTCGTAGCCATTAAATTCCTCCATCTCCCACCCTTATAACGGCAATTAAAAAGAAGGTGCGAGGAACTAACCCCGCACCATTAGTTTAGTTATGTAACTGTTATAGTACCGCCACTCGCTCTCAAAACTGGCGCAGTCGTTGCTAACTGCACATCGGAGCCATCCGCCCACAAATAGAGTGCCCCCAATTTCTGGCAGGTAAAAACCACATCACCGTCATCAGTTACTTCAATTAATCCTACATATGAAGTATCCGCATCCAACGTTGCAGCAGTGACAGTTTCCAGCCCTAACGAATCTGGAGTCTTTTTCCGCTTATATGTAGCCATATCATCCTCCTTTAGGCAGTCAAACCAGTCAGTTTGAAGTGCTTGGCACGATCATCGCACCATGTTTGCAACTTCGACTTAACCTGTGCTGTAATAGCAGCTTGGTCCGTAGGTTCTTTAAACTGTGACATTTCCATTTGCAGACCCGGATGTGTCGCTAGTTTAAGATGGTTAGTGTTGATACCGAAAACCGTACCAGCAGTACAATATGGATCAGCGACGAAAGTGCACCCGAAACTTACCCATTCGATATTAGTGCGGAACCCGATTGTAGAAAGACTGTCGTTAGGACGAGTCTTTTGACCTTCAAGTTGCAATTCTATCGAAGAATAAATATCCAGAGGCATAATGACATAATCGATAGCGTCCGAAGACCCCTGATTACAATCATTCAAACCGTCAGCTATGTTTTCAAGTAAAACTGAAGTACCACCAAAAGCCTTCTGTTTACCTGCCCAAATATTCTCTGCCCCAGCAACCGCTCCGCTCAAGATACCAGTTCGGTTTTCACCATATTGACCCAGTTCGGTCACACTGATACTACCATAAGCAGCAGCATTATCAATAATCGAAGTGATCCCCGTCATTTCTTTATCAGCTCCAGCACCTGTGTAGATAGCTTCTGCTAACAAGGTTTGCTTGTCATCAATCGCACCTTCAAGTTCAGCACCGAAGATATTGATAAGGGTAACTCGGTCTCGTTTAGGTAGGTTTTTAAGTGAATTGACGCTCAAAAGGTCTTTGATCGTCATACCAGCGTTTGTTACCAAGGTGTCTTCGTCTACAGTAACGTTAACATAGACATTAGTCCAGTTCACGCTACCTTCGGCTAACTGTTCAACCCTTGCGGTATTGAAAGTATCGAAACCTGCGTACCAACCGCCATTATTTCTTTTGTATCTGACCTTGATTTTCAGAGGCGACCCTGTCATATTAGACGATTTCCCCTGTAGAATCCGCAAGAGTGCGGAATCCCTGCTCAACAGTTTGGCATTGAGGTCAGGGTGCATCGCTAAGGTCGCTATACTGATTTGGTCAAGAATAGCTGCCATTGTAGTAAACTCCTATAGAATTAAAGTTGTTCACTACAACCACTAGAGAGAAGACGGGTCAGTCTCTAGTCCGACCCGTCCTGACTGTAGTTACTCACTGCTAAATTTTAAACTGTCGCCCAACTTATCAATCAAGCTAGGATCATCAGCGATAAGATTAGCCACTTCTTCAGGGCTTCTCGAACCGCCCAAGATATTATCGACAGCAGCCTTATTCTGTGTTGCGCTCTTAAATAGAGAAGAAGAAGAACTCCCCTCAGTAGAAGAATATGAACCTCGTCTCTGGTTTGCCGATTCCCGTGACCTATTCTGCGCTGAAGCTAACTCAATAACCTTGTGAGCGTTAGGAAACTCTCCCGCATCCTCGTACTGGATCGCAAGTTTAGCATCATCATCGGTCATACCGTAATTATCCTTGTACTGTTGAACCCGTTGAGTTTGCTTTGAGCCCGCATCAGCCTGAGCTAAATTTTCACGCATACTATACATCTCGTTAATCGTGTCACCTAATGCCTTTTCAAGCATGTCTATACGACCATTATCACCTGTTTTGGCTTCCTGCTCGTTTTCCATACCGTAATTAGACATATATTGGGACTGGTTAGATTGTAGCTCGTTCACCTGTTGGCGAAGTTGTTGAATCTCACTATCCCTTTGACTTAGATCATCTCGCATCTGTGAATTATCCTGCCCCATCTGCGTAATCTTTCTCTGAGCATGAACATTTTTCTTATCCATCTCGTCACGCATCTGTTGCAGTTCACTACCCGCTTCATCCAGTTCTGGAGTTGCGGTGACTGTACTCGCTTGTGCAACAGGGTTTGTTCCTTCGGAATTCCCTGTTTCTTCAGCAGCTTGTGAGCCTTGGTCTTCTAACATTTTTTACACCTTTTTATTTTGGGGTCTTAACGACTTGTCCATTAAAATTTATGATTTCGGTCTGGTACATTACGGAGGCAACGCACCAGACCTTCGTTTCGGGCAAACGAAACGACATAGAAGAAAATACGATTATAAAAAACTAATACACCATCAAAACCTATTTGTCAACAATTTTTTTAGCTATACTCTTCATATCAGCCCGCATTCTACCCACTTCATCTCGTAACTGTGCAGTCTGCGTCAGGCTTTCAAGAAGAATCTCTGTATTTAAGCCTATTACCCTTATCAATCTTTGGTTCAGGACTGCGTTGGGTTTCAACGCTTCCTCTAACCGTACCTTGTACTCTATCACCAGATCCTGCGCTTTTTTTGTTTCGCTGATTGGCATAATCCAAAACCTTCATTATCCAAGCAATCCCTTCTTCATCTATCGCTTTCAAACGAACTTCAAGATAAGTAAGGGTCCCTTTATGTTTTTTTAAATTAATTTCTGCAAACGGTACATTATCATCCTCTAATAATGACCTAACCAGTTCTTCGCTTATCTGTATCATTACCTAAAATTGCCATAAGTATTTTGCTAATAACCCTATCATAATAAATACAACTAACGCCAGCCCCGTGACAACCAAACACCTAAGTAATGCTACCCATCGATAAAACCACACTCAACTACCTCTTTCTTTACGGACCTCTTCTACCTCTCTCATCAATTCCTTGTCATCAAGCAAAGGCGTAGCCTTATCTAACTCATACTGAAGCTCAGAAAGACTGGCTGCCTCAAAATCCTCATTAGTCCAAGGGAGATCCAACTTTAAGAAGACTTCTTTAACCTTAATTAAAACTTCTTCACGTTCACCCATTACATAGACGGTATCGCTTGTTGTGGAACCCCTGAACCTAAATTCTCCTGACCTGCGAGACCCCCCTGACCTTGACCTTGTTGACCTTGACCAAAACTAGCTCCGACCAACGAGTTCCTGAGATCTTCACGTATCTTTATCCCTGTGTAATCCAAGAATTCCATGATATCGAATACACCCATCTGCAACATCTGGATACCCATATTCATTCTAGCAACAACATTATGAGGCATATCAGCCTTAGATTCCACCACAACATCATATGTCAGGTTGCGTATAGCTTCACTCCACTGCATAAGTTCACCCATCTGCGTCTTTCGAGTAACTTGCGGGTCTTCAAAATTGTAAAACTGCTGTATTAGCGATATTTCCAATATTGCCTGAAGTTTATAAGTAACATCGAGGGACAGCACTTTGAACCCCTGCCTTGTCAAAGCAGCACTTTGCAACGTATTCGCTAATATCCCTGACGAATTGGATGTCGGTTCTCTTCCCATCATCACATCCTGAACCCCTGAAATATCACTTCGGGCATGACCTTCAAGTTGCTCTATAAGCATCATTGCATCACGACCTATGTTTGCGGGTTCCAACCTCTGAAGTCTGCCTATCCCTCCGGGGGCCACTGGAATCATAAGCCCGGGCTGATTTGTAATTTCCTCGGCTGACAACGCTCCTTCCTCATAAATCCATTGGGTATTTGTAGACAGCATAGCGTTCTGAATAACCATGTTCTGTAGAATGTTCCCCGCACTCTGAATAGAGACCATCGAGTCCACATCACTCTTACCGAAAAACTCATGTGGTAACGGGTTAGCGTTATAAGAAAGTATAGGGAACTGTCCATGCCAATAAGGGTTTTCCCTGTCTACCGCAACCACTTTATCGTTGATTATAACGATATGCCTACCTCTAGGATAACGTACAGCTTTAGGAGGAGCTTTACCGAACTCTGTCTCCATCGGAGTCATTTCATTATAATACAACTCCCACACATCATACCTTCTCCGTTTCCATGTTTCGTCCTGCTCGACAGTATCTTTCTTCTGGCTAGAATTCTTATTAAACATCGTCTTAACAGTTTTAAATAACCCATCACCAAAGGTATCCTCGTCATCCCCACCGAAATCCTTCTCCTTAAGCCCGTAAATACGTTCAATATCATAACAATCCATCTCGTTACGTATAATCACATATTTATGATCCCCGAAATCACTACGTGTTCCGTATGGGTCAGGGAAAACATCTTCAAAGTTCATATGTGGTAATCGCACCCTGTTCGTCTGTGGGCAAAACTTCACCTTCCGATACGCAATCCCGCCAACCAGAACATCAACCAACAGTTTAGCTACCTCGATACCTTCACCCCTTTCTTCATGGAACGCTTCAAGGATATTCTGCAAGAATCTCGCACTATCCCCTTCTCGCATAGGCGTAGGAACCTGCTGACCATCTTCCGTCTCAATCATGGCAGGTAATTCAGGATAATCCGCTTCTACATAATATTTAGGGTATCCCCTCATTAGGATGGGGCGTAAAGTATCCACCATAGGGCCTATAATATCCCTCTTAACCCTGAACCTCCACGAAGGTGCTTTGTCATCAGGGGTCCATCCTTCTTCATTCTCTCTCAGATAATGGTTCCCCAAATAAGTCAAATAATTGCGCTGTATTTCCTTCGCTCTGGGTTCAACCTTCTCACGTGATTCATCACGCATAGACTTAAAAACTTCAAGGATATCATCCTCTTTAGTCATCTGCTCAAAATTCTTACCCTTCGCCATAACTTCCCCCTTAAACTAAATCCAGATAATGCTTCCCACCTATAAGGTTGTCTACGTCCGACCATAATGGTTCATGCTTCGACTCATAATATTGCGAAGATTTCGGTAATGGTAAAGCATCGTGCGCCAACAGGCAGCCCCCACAAGCGATGACTTCATCATCATAGTACCCATCTTCAGGTTCTCCGATCCGTCTACCTTTACCTTTCTTCATCGCTTGAGGTCTTCCGTTCACTGCCACAAAAGTCTGGCATTCCCGTATAAGTTTCTCGTCATATACAATCATTTCTTCATTATGGATGGCTTCCTGCACCCTAGCGACGACTCTCCTTCGGGTCGCTGAAGTATTTCTCCAACCCACCCTGTCAGTCTTATGAGCGAACAACCCTAACATCTCTTCAGTAATCAAATTAGGGTAAGTATATTCATTTCTAAGGATATGTGCAACAGTACCACCATCCGCATTATTCTCAGGACAGCAATAAGCCTGATTATAATAAAGGGACATTAACCACATCTGTTCTGCAAATTCGTCTATAGGAACTTGTCTTCCGTCAAACCCTCTTATCTTAGCCACAAGCTGTAACGGCATCCGCTTAAATATCAAGCAGCACGAATAATCTCCACTATCCAACCCTTCTGCATGGTCAGACCCTGCAACATATTCAAGATAAAGATGAGGTTCTTCCCAGATATGTACAATACCTGCATTATCTTCTTCAAAATGAGGTTCCCCGTTTCTGGACACAAAGTAACCCCGATGTCCTGCGGGAACAGTTTTCTCCAGCCAGCGAGAAAGAACCCCCATATCAAATATACTATTGTTACTAGCCTGAAACGCTTCTTCTGCTGTGGCAGGGTACTGTCGCATGAATTCCGAAATACTGCCCTGAGTACGGTTCCTTATTGCTGACCTTCTCCAATTCAAACTCTCAAGACTCATCTCCGGGTACTGCTCGAAAAGCCCTCTTTCATCACCGTACATATCATTCGCTGCTGTCCCAACGGAATCTTCAAACCTTTTCATGGACGCTTCTGTTTTGAACGGAGTCTTATATTCGTTATGAACATACCACGGAATAAACAAAGCGGAGAAATCAGATTTACCTTCCTGTGCTCTTGTCCACTCAATTGCGAAATCGTCACCTGCCATATTAGCTGTGGTTTCGAGAATAATTAAAGTGGAAGGGTCATCAGGTACTGTCTGAAAAAGCATGGCTAACGTTTTGGAGAGATTGGTAAAGAACGCAGCTTCAGATAAATGTACCATCTGAAAGGTATAGGACGTAACGTTCTTTTCCCCTTCAACCTTAATCTGACTGCCAACAGGAGGGGCTAGTTTCAACAGATGCCCTTCTCTCGCTGACTCTGTAGATACAGGTAAAGGTAAATACTGATGGAACCGTCTATACATACTGAAAATATTGGAGGCAGACCCCCCCTTCTCTTCAGTGATAATAAGGCTATTAGTCCCCGGTTCACAGATAGTACGCAGGAAATTATAAGCCCCTATCCCTGTAGAACTACCTTGCTGCCTTCCTTTTAACTCAAGGATACGGACAGGTTTCCCTTCTTCTTGTTGCCTGAAGATCTCCCTATAGATCCTCATCTGGGTCTCGTTAGGGATAAAAGGTACGAGTTCCCTACTCTTGCTCTGTACCTTTAACAGTACTCCCATTGCTGCCGTCATCTGCCCCAAGTTTTCCACTAACAACTGGGGATGATTCAGGTAAGCCGTTTCCCACAGGTCCACTAGAGATTGATTTGATAAGTCCACCGTAAACCTTTTCTATCTCTTTTTTAACTTCGCCTTCCGTAATGTTCACAACAGTTTTATGTTGTGCTGTCAACTGTACAGGTTGATCCCTAAACGTATTATAATAGTGCATAACTCTGTCAAAAACAAGTAACTGTGTCCTTAAATCCGCTTCTTCCAAGTTGTTCATCATAACTGAAAGCGTTGTACCCGCAGCAGTCATAAGGGTTTTAGCGAAATACTCTTCCGCTTCAGCCGTTATCTCTTCAAACCTTCCATCATGCCTATAAGTCTCGACCCATGACCGTATCCTGTCCCTCGTACAAGGCTCTCCCATCATCTCCGCTGCACGTTGAAACGATCTACCACAAAGCAAATATAGGAACACGCCATGACGCTTTTCTTCCTCTGAATATTTCCATGTCCTTTTAAGGTTGTTCATATCCCCTTATTACCCTCTCCTTTTCCTATAAACCTTCCCTTCAGTTTTCCATGCCCAAGACCTGCGTCTTAAATCCCAATCTATACCTTCTTCTCTGATGAAATCACCTAGAACAGATTCCTTGATATTTAAATCTTTTGCAATCTGATCTACATTAGAGCCATATCTCATCATCGTAATTATAGTTTCTTTGTATTGTTCAGGCTTTATCTCTTTCAAGTATGGCCTTCCCGCTTTAGCCATATTATCTCCTATATATCTCACTTATGGCCCATACAACCGCATACATAACAATATACGCCAAACAGACCAAGACTATAAAATTAATCACTGCGACCTATCCCAAAAAGATTTCTTAAACCAAATAATCAACCTGCGCCAAAAGGTAGGTCTCTTCTCAACGAGTTTCTCTACCCATTCAACCTTTAACCTTCTTTTCTTGGGATACCTCATCCCAATAAGCGAGCTACAACCCATCCAACAGTTGTGATTAATCCAATAATAGAAAACATTAATATGATAGAAACAACGATCAGAGTTGCAACCCACCAAAAAAGATCACCCATATCATATTCTTTTACTACGCTTTTTTGTTTCTAATAAACAGACCATCGGTTCTGCAACTATATACGCCACAATAATTCCATACATAATTGATATCAAACCCACAGCCATAAAAGGTCCAATGGAACTAACATCATCCAAGCTGCCTAACATTGCAACCAGACCAATCATAAATCCGATACAACCATATCCAATCGTACATCTTTTAACTGCTTTCCAAAAAGCAATAGCACTATCCAGTTCTCGACTATCTATACCTATCTCTCCTTGCCATATAGCAGAGAATGATGACAGGAAAGATCCTTTAAACCCTACTAACAAAGTACCAAGAGTAGGGATAATAACAATAAATGCTGATGGAGGATCAAGAAACTGAGCAACCCCACCAGACATAATCATGCCTCCAACTATTGGGACAATAAGTAATAGCAAAAATATTAATATAGTCATAATCAATCCTTATTATAATAATGGCTCAAAATTTTCCTTCGTTTAGACTTGTTCTCAGGATTGTCCAAGAAACATCTATGGCTACAATACGTCTGTTTCTTGATACTTCTAGGTATATAAGAGAACTCCTTGTTACAAGTGGGGCAAATAGTATGAATCTGCCTATCCTTTTTCACGCTGGATTACTCGCAATGTGTTTCGTGATCTCTTCTGTCAGTTTAGCTTTAAACATACTCTTGCCTTGGATATTCCAGAGAACACTCTTGTTCTTATCAAGGTCCCCATTCTTGATTATCTCCCATGCGTCCTTAGCATTAGAAGCCTCTACCTCAACCATGTTTTCGCTGGCTTGCGTGTACGTTATCCTGTATGTTTTCATAATCTACCAATGGTAATTTTTTATCCCTACCTGACGCTCCTTTTCATAAAGTTCAATATCAGTAAACGATTTAGCTTTGCTTTCTATTAAAGGGGTTCTCTCTACTTCTTCCGTCTCAGAAACGGTCTTACCAGAAATACTAATTTGGTTAAGAAGCTCTTCAATAGATTCTTGATTAGCTTTCCTGCCCCTTTTCCATAGAGACCTCCATCCTTTCCAGTATAGATATCCCTTGAGAATCTCACCTAACCCCACTTTGAACCCTTCGTATAAATAGAACCAGTAAAGCTGTGACTAAGACAAACCCTCCAAAAAAAACAACAGCTTCAAGCATTTTCCAACTCCTCAATTCGTGCTTTTAATACCTCGATTTCCGCATCCTTTTTCCCTATAATAATCTCTAACGGGTAGGTTAGGAAATGGAACACACGATGAAAGGTCCACCCCCTGATAAACTTGGCTTGCGGTGTCCGTTTAAGGTATCGAGACCCGTCAAATATGTTATTAACGAAAAAGATAACCCTTTCGACCAGCACATCCTTGATATCGAGGATACCTATTTCATTCAACGTCCCCGTTCCTACGATCCCGTCCACATCCAGAACATTTGCATTCTCTTTCGTATTAACGCTTTGCTGCAAAATCTTACCTGCGTTCCGTTTACCGTGATTGACAGACATGTCCATCCACAAATGTTTTAAATCATCACTGAATGTATCTACTTTTGCACCGTCCCAATAAATGCTTTTATAGAATTTCACGGCATCTTCTTTAGGCATGTCACGCAACTCATCTTTAGAGACATCTCTACCGAGATAGTCACAATAAGATTTTAACGTGATACCCCGCATAGTAGCCCCTCCCGGATCGTCAGGATCGTCCACCCATAGTCCCTCTGCCTGAAGAAGCTCCTCTATAACGTCTACATAAGTCGTCTTTAACCCTCGTAACATTATTGTCTCCTTTATAAAAAACTTAACTGATTGTCCAAAACCTCTTCCTTTTCAGGTTGCGGTTCATCTAACCTGATTATTAATCTCGGATTTTCCCTATCGAGACTAAAAGAATGTGAAATATAGGTTACATCCTTCAAGGTATCGTTCCTAATAATGCCAGCATCCTGTAAAGAGTCAAGCACTATTTTCTGTCCAACCCCTGCACGATTATCGGGATCTGTCCTTAAATCAGGGAAATACCAATCAAAACGGATACTAAAGGGATACTGGTTAACAGGACGAAATCCTCGCCTGAATATTGCTTTTAATGCTATCCCAAATGTTTTCTTAATCTTAGCCCTGACGAAATGGTTCCCCCCGTACATCTCATTAAGCGACGGGAACTTTAAATTCTGGAGATCAACCCGTAACCGTTGAGGTTTCGACAACTTCCGCACCCCTCTCAATCTTACCTTGACGAAGATCGGTTACTGGAACAAAAAAAGCTGGTTTCCCCCAATTGCCCGGATCAGCTTCCCACTTTTTCTTTTTAGCTTCTTCCGACCAAATCCAGCCGTTATACACAAACGTTGGTAAATTCCCACTCATGGATATACAGTAAACATTATTATCTTTAGGGCTAACTTTTAAAGTGTCCCTACTACTCCATCTCACCTCAATATCGTCACCGATATCAGGGTGACCGAACTTGTTCACCGTAGGAGAATAAAATAGACCTGCAAACTTACAAAAAGCGACTTCAGCACATGCGCCCAACTGATGAAAAAGCAACATTTGATCTGGAAACTGTTCTGGGAACCGAGGTTTCCTGTTCTTGGAAATGCTTTCTGCATACCTCGTCAGCCCTACGGTACACCCCAAGACCATCTCTTGTTGTGTCAAGGTTATCCCCTTCATACCGAAGCCTCCCCCAAGTTCCCTGTTTCAACAAGCCTGTCCTCATCAGAGTACGTTAGTGGAACTTCATCTAAGATTTGATCCAGCTTAGGTTGGATTAATTCGTTATACTTCTTCCTAAGTAACGCCTCTGAATCAGAAGGCAGATACAGCAACCCTCGCTCGAAATCTGAGAACCTTCTTCTTTGCAGACCTGTAAGTTCCGATGCTTCCTTTTGGGTCAGCCCTGCGTCTATACGTAACCTTTTCAGTTCTTTCCCTGTCTGAAGCAACCCGGGATCAGGGGTCTTCACCGCTCCCATCCTTGACCTAATAACCTTCTGGACAAATTCGCAACAAGCTACAGTATTGTTATTCACTTCTCGGCCCGTAAACCTTACCTGTTCCCACCCATCTTCCTGTAATAATCGGTGGCGTTGATAATGTTTCTGGATTTTATCTTCATCCAGATATTTGCGGTACGTAGTTTCAGCATCCTCAGGGACATTCTCCCCGAAATGCCCCATCCCATCAAGCTCAACAGCGACCTGAGTTTCAGGATGAACGAAATCTATATAGAAATTCTGTCCCGCTACAGAGTTGTATACAGGATAGTTGGGTTCCAGATGAGTCCCGCTATCCCGATCTGCCCACATTTCTTCCAGCCAATACTCAAAAAACACTTTCTCTATCGGACTATCCGGGTGTAAAAGCAGATCATAGTTAAATTTATATATCCAATTCTTTAAAGCGTCCTTCATTGTCACAGGAGGAGAATATACAGTTAATTCCGACAAGTACCTGTAGACAGGATCTTTAGCTATCCTTTTTTGTGCGAGTTCATCCATGTACACCACGACTCTGGAATGTGGCTGCATCGGATCAAACCCCTCAATCGGGATTCTTTCCTGTCCCAAAATCACCCCTGCCTCTAAAAGGGTTAGAGGGTCGGGAGGTGTAGATAGATAAATAAATATAAGATCCGCTTTCTCCGTAGCCTGACGAATCGATTTGCATATTCCATCGGAATCAGAAACCTCGTCAATATCATTATTAAAATCTTCATGGAACCTTTTCAACCCAACACCATTGAACCTGTCCAAAACAGCAAAATCTGATGACCATAGCAGGTTGTTATAATCCTTAGCTTTATCCTCTATCTGAAAAGAATTGCAAATTTCACCTCTCCAGTCCTTACTATGGGTTCCCGCAAGATATATTGTAGGGACTTTAATCTTTATGTCGTCCATTAAAATGGTATCTCCTCTTGCTCGATATCACCTTCCAGACCCTTAAACTCTGTTATATACGCTCTGGCTTGCCCTTGTTGATTCTCTTTATGCTCAACTGTTACCATTAATGCAGCCCCGATAGTGTTTCTGACATCAAATTCTGGGTTATCCCCATCCTTCGACAGAAATTCCATCAGTTCCTTGTAGTTACAGTTCTTGAGTGCCATCAACAGTTTGCCTAATTTGCTGGTCTCACCCGTCTTTAGTTGTGTCCATAACCAAAGGGCTCTTTCTGATTCATTTGTCTCTATATGGAACTTGTATTGTCTTCCGAACTGACCCTCATCGACCTCTACATCACCAATAACTCCCCTGAACTCCCCTTCAGGATGAAGCTCGTCATTAAAGCTAACAATAAACTGGTCGTTCATTTGTTCGTCTCCTTATTTATGGTTCTTACTTTGCGCCCAGATTCTATTAATTTCGTCATCGTGTATTCGTAATTCACCAGAAACGCTTTCCACGCAGAGTTCCATGATGTCCACGGGAGTTTCCCGTTATTAGCCTCACATTCCGCTTTTTCGGTATCTGTAAGACCGCTCCAAAGAAACCTACCCGATTTTGGGGGGATATATAACGCCTTGGCGTGTTTACATCCCCGAAGCCAAGCATATGTGGAATCCAGATTCTCTATACTAGGTATTCTCACTATCTTTGTCCTCCGTAATTATATATTTTCAAACCAATCTGGAACTTCTTCTGAAGGGGGGTCGCCCCGCTCTACGACTGGGAAATCTTCAGGGTTTAACCCCTTCTCAAAGAGTTCCCATTCAAACAATAAGTCTTCTGCATCTTCGGTACTGATATTCTTCATATTGAGGTAATCAGTCTTCGCACATTCCAAGACTTCTTCAATTCCAACTGTTCCATCGTGATAAACGACAACGTTTACGGTTCCTGTACCGTTAAAGTCATACCTATTCGTTACTGTACACCGCAAACTATCCCATCCTTCTTCGTTAGCGATGTTTTTCACCCATCGTTCCAAGGTTCTTAATACAGGAAAGCCAGACAGTGACGGTGGTTCGACATTTTCGTCAAAGGTATTCTTATTAGCGTAATTGTCGAACCAAAGTCGTAGTGCGGGTTCGAGTAATTCTGCTCGGATATATCCGTTCTCAAACATAACCTCTTTCGCTATCCGTGTCGCTTCTCGTAATAGAACCTTATTGGATTTGATCGATCTCGGATCAATCGGCATAGATGATTTCGATAAATCTTCGGCAGAGGTTAAATGAGTGGGTGCGAGTTGCGGGATAGGTATGTTACTGAGAATGATTACTTCTCGATTACCCGAATTGACAACGGGACGGACACGGTGTGCTGCTTGAACCATTTCGTTTTCTCTGTAGATTCTCGCCATTCGTTCAACTCGTTCATCCTGATACCTTCGGACTTGCACTTGGTATCCTTTACCGTTACTGTCACGATAATCGTATTGTTCCCAGACCCTATGGGTATCCATATTGACTCTATCGCCACCGATAAAGAGTGCGTTAACTTGTTCTTCGAGTTGATCGGTATTTATATTGGGTGTCCCTAAAAGAATAACCGTTTCCCTATCTTCATATTCGTTAGATCCTCGGAGATTGCCATAATGCTCGATTCCTACCGCACCCGACAACTCGCCAGTATCCTGAAGGGTTTTAAGATAATCAGCGATAACTTTCCAAGTCACTATGAGACATTTTTCAGGTTTCTCTGTCACTTTAGGCAACACGATAGTATCGAGTAGTTTATCCAATGAAAACTTAGGCGTTTTCGTCTTAGAGTTCCATAAGGAAGTGACTCCGTAAGCACCATCGACTATTTGCACGATGGAAGTATCAGGGAGTTTATCGTAAGACCAGACATCGAACGGTCTACCCGTTAACATTTCCAGCAGTTTCGGGTCACCTTGACCATCGAGACAGATTAACGGTACATGTGACGGAACTGCCAGTTCGTTTTTGAGGTTAAGCCGTATACCTTCTTGCACATCAAAGTAAATCGATGAGTTATAACCGTTTTCATCATAGTTGCTTAGTTCTCGATCAAGCACACGTACTAAATCTGATTGAAAGTTAAGTGGGACCCCTTCAGATTCATCAAATTCGCTATGGATAGGGAGTTCTTTAATGAGTGCATATACTTTTTCCACTTCCAGCAGGTTTTTTGCACGTATTTTAGCTTTTGCTGAATCAATATAGTAGTTTTCCCCTGCAATACTGACGGAAAAGTTGGATTTACGGTTCACGGTAAGCGAATCGAACTTAACGAGTACAGTTTCGTTCTTTATGACCTTATCAGGGTCACATTTACGTACTAATTCGTCCAAAACGTCACGATCACCTGCTGTTTTGATGAGTATATCGATTAGATCTTTACCTCCAACGGTACGCAACCCACCCATATCCCGAACAAACGCTTCATATCCTTCCCGAACAAGCTTGAGAAGTGCTAAAACGTCATCACTCCAACAAGTTTCGATAGCTTTTGTAAGATCTTCAGACCCGATCTCGATGGTTTTGATCCATTTAGACGGTGAAGGTTCATCTATTACTGCTACGGAAGGTAATCGTGGGATTGTATCTTGCCAACCGTCAACATTTTCTTCTTCCTGACCAAATATAGAGTTACAAAAGCGTGGGATGAACAGTGTTTCATGTACTGTAGCCAGTCTCCCTGTTTGTTCAAACTGGTTGAAATACAAACAGTCACCCATCCCGATACTGCAATCGGTCATGCAAAGGTTACTTACAACGTTCCATCCTCTGGAAGCGAGTTGATTGGCTCGTTCCCATTGATGACAGAGACTGGGTAGAGTTCCATAGTTAACTTGACCTGTTACATGAGCCTCTTCGATAGCGTCTTCGATCCTATTCTGTAGGATAGGTAACGGGATAGACCGTTGTTCATGCAATCTTGGTTGTCGGGGACGTATCCGTTTCCAATCTTTAAGATTAACCATTAAATCGTGTCTAGGCATTGCGAATACTGGTCTTAGAGTTCCTTTATCTGCTAGGGACTCCAAGACAATCCGACTGGTATGGGTTTTACCGAGTCCGGGTATAGCTCGCATTAGTAACCCTTTCCCACCACCATTAACAGCAAAATCAGTGATTCGGGTCCCCATAGAGTTCCTTAACCCTTCCAGATCCACTTCAACTTCTTCTGGGACGAAATTACTGTCTATAATCCTTATCTTTTCCTGAATTTTCTTAACGATTTTCCCGTTTTCCCTGACAACTTCACCGTCATCGTCGAAAACCACTGTCGGTACGGATCTCATAGAGTTAAGGCTAATTGGAGGGGAGTACGGTTCATAACCAATTTCTGGAGTGCCAGCAGAAACCAAATAGTCGTCAAGCCCTTTATAGTTTGAGTCCCATTCACAGAACCGCACTTTGAATCCCCATGAGCTTATATGTTTAGCTAACCTGTCTAAAGCTTTAGCTACCTGATTATTTGTAAACCTGTCATTATCAAATGCAATATTGACCGTTCCTCGCAAGGCAAGTTGTTTGTTGATAGTGTTTTTCAGTTCGGAACGGTCATATGCACTCACTCCCGCAATCCCTAAGACCACCATTCCTAGTTCCTGCGAGACGAGATCAGCTTTTAAAATTCCTTCGGTAAGGTAGAGTTCCTTCGATTTTTCATTCTGAGTTATGTGGGTCTGTGGGTGGTGGGCGACATGAAGTCGGAGTCCCGCTTTGGAACCGCCCTTTCTTCGTTTTCGTCGATTTACAGATAGCCATGTGTACTTTGACCCCTTCGTTCCGTCGTCGTGCCTGATCTGCGCCCCGATCATTTCGCCCCGTTCGTTTTTACATGGTATGAGCGTTGCATTCTTCGCACTTCGCATCCAAACACCACCGTTATCAGTGCGATAGAACCCAGCTACTGTCAGCATTTCAGCGTCAGTGTAACGCTGTGACAATTGCTTCATTATCTGCTTCGTTTCATTGTATGATGGATAACTTCGATATTTGGTGAGATCCTTGAGACCACGAGCCAATAACTGATCTTTGTGTGTATCGTTCAACGTGGTCATGTCCCATAAGTCTTTGAGCACCTTGGAAGTCATACGGGTACAAGCTTTACGCTCTTTTGGTGGTGGTGGTGTTTTGATGTATGTCGTCGTGGTGGTGTTACCATCGGGAAAATGTATATAACCGTTGCCTGTTTTAGCTGGTTTGTCTGATGGTACACGATGACAGAGAAAAGCCTCTGACAGTCCCGCTTCGTTGACAAATTCCATACACCACGAATCTTTAGAGCAGATGGAACACGTTTCAACTGGTATTATATTGCAATCTTTCAACACTCTATAACCTGCCTGTTAATCTTTGTTTTATCTGCCGTCTATAGTACACCAAAGAAAAAAAACATGCAAGCTAAATCTGCGCCACGACTGAAAAAACCTTGTTATTTTACGTAATGACGTAATTATTTTACTCTTTTACGTTGACACGTAATTATTAGTCATGTTACTATTTGGTAGATTTTGAGAAAACGTAAAAATTTTCAAAAAATCAGCTAGTATCAATCGGGAATCGTCCATTCCCAGTCATAGACTGGTTTTGATAACCGAAAAGAGTAACCAATCTCGTGGTACTAGTCAGGAATTACAAATCGTTTCAAGCAGACGGGCAAATCTGATAAAGCCCACGAACTCGCACCACGACTGGACGAAAAGCTAATTTTTGTCAGTCTGAAACAGTCGAGGTGATCACGAGATAACACCAATGTTTGAAATTAATGGAGTAAAGAAAACGAAGCTTTAAAACGACTGCAAACGCTGTCGGGGCTTAGTGGCTACCTCCAAGCAAAGGAAAAGCAAAAAATGAATGAGAAACACGTTATTTTATCAGTACAAAGAAGTCTATTCACCGATGGACACGTTGCGCAAATTCTCACAAGAACGACGAGCAACACCAAAACGGGCGACCTACCAACGACATTTTATATAGAATGGGACATGGTAGAGGATAGACCGATTTTCCCGACTGAAACGGTCAACAACAAGAATCAGGAGACCGTTTGTGGTGATTGTCCCTTGACGAAAGATAACGGGGGGGGATGTTACGTTATCACTGCGTTTCTAGCGAAGTATCAGAACGCAGTGCACTACCACGACCTAAGCGAAGAAGAACAAGCCATGATACGAGCAGAATTGGCGTATAAGGGTGTTCGCTTAGGTGGTTGGGGCGATCCATACGCAACACTGGAATCAACGTTAAAATTCCGTGAAGAATACCCGACAAAAAATCACGTCGGATATACTCATCACTGGATGAAGAAAAACGGTGAAAAGCTTGCAGGTGATTGCATGGCGTCAGTTCATACAGTCGAAGAAAAACAGCAAGCCAACGAGCTGGGCTTTCGCACCTATCGAACGATAGAAGACGAAGCCCACCTTGAAGTGGATGAGATCATGTGTCCACACATCAAGAACCCACTGATACAGTGCAAGGATTGTGGTCTCTGCGCTGGTAACAGCATAAAAGCGAAGAATATCGCAGCCTTAAGCCACGGTAGCAACAAAAGCAAACTGCTAAGGTTGACAATGTAAAACGAAGCGGGGGGAAACCTCCGCTTTTTTTATGCTTATAAGTAGAAGCATAAAACTAGATGTAAAACTAGATGCAGATGCAAGGGAGAAGCGAAGAGATGTCAAAATTGAGACGCATGACGTTTGATTATTGGATCATCAATGAAGACATAACAGCGCAGGTACACTGGCTAAGAACGGGAGATGGTAGAAAGCGCAATCAAATCAAGCTTGAAGCGTTTGAGGGAGAGTACGGAGCATACCAAACCAAACCCAATTCAGCCTATTCTCGCTGGTACAGTTATCAGGGAGAAGACGATCTTTGGGAAGATGATTGGATGAAACCATACTATCAGGTTGAGTACCTTAGTCAGGTACGAGTAGTCAACAACGGGGGATACGACTTCCTCGATGAAAAAATGAATGAAGGGTTCGAGTGGGAGACAAATTACTTTGGTCTGCTGTTAAACATTTCAGACCCGACTGGTAAAGGTAGCATGGCTTTTGGTGGAGCTCGATTCTCAAACCGATTAGCATTAGGTGTGGATATGGATTGGATGGATCTGGGGGATCTAAAATGACAAAAGAAAAAAGAGGATTCACCACAAGAGAGAGACTGAGATTCGAGGAGCTTCTTGATCTTGCTGTTGAATTGGCGAGAATCTACTTCGATAACTATAGGCTCTACCACCTCCCGAATGAGGAGAAGGTGAGAGAGGTAGCGGAAAGAGTAACAGATCTACTGCGCCCCGACTTCGAGGAATTGGAAGTCGAACTGTATCACAAACCCGTCAGGATAGTTGAGAGAAAACTATTGGAAAATACTACACATGTGAGGAGGATGATATGAGGATGCAGGTTCCACACTTAGGGTACAGGGATGGTCAATCGTTAAACCCCGCTTTAGATTTGCGCTGGCAGTTACAACGAGTCGTTCGGTTCGTTATTGATCACGAGGGGCTTGATGGACACGAGGCAAACGACGCTAGGGATTATGCAGTCTCTGAAGCCTATTCTAAAATCATAGAGTCCACTGGGGAGAATGAGTGGCGAGTTGAAATCTTTGGGGATGTGGATATCTATGAAATGTTACATTCCATTACAGAGGAGATGATATGAGTAGAATACCAGCAGTAAGGAAGTGGCAGGTGACCACAATAGCGGGAGACAGAGAGTATGTGCTGGCTCCCACTAAGAAGTTGGCACGACTAAATTTCTTATCCGACAATGCGTGGGTACGTGCTGGACTGTTAAGTCCATCAATTAAATCAGTAGCACCAATAAAGGAGAAGAAGAGATGATAGACATCCTGCTGTTCCCAGATCTCGATCTGGAGGAACTAATGGAACTCATGGACTCAGACCAAGATCTGATGGACATGGACGAGTTGAGTATCGAAGTAACGGATACTGAACAACTAGAGACCATCAAGAATAACATCATCGAGTAACACCAATAGCGAGGGCTTAAACTCCCTCGCTTTTTTTATGCCTTATAAGTGAAGGCACTGCACTCAGCGGTGCTGGAATGTAATAAGTATGATAATCAGTACCGATACAAAGGAGAAACAAATGGATTACAGCAAGATAGAATCAGGAATTACAAGCATAGTAGAAGCCCTTAAAGAGAATACCAGCGTTATCAACGGTGGAGTGGACTACAATGGTATCTCAGATATGCTTGATGGTCAGAGCGACATAATGAAGAATTTTCTTCAGGGCAGTTATTCATCTGATACCCGTAGCGCACGAGAAGCCTCTCTAAAAGCTTTGGAAGAGAGACTGATACTCAGGATAAAGAACAGCGAAGCTCCTGTGGCAGAAGCGACAACGGATTTGATTGAGACCATTACGGAGCTCAGGGATTTGATCGGTTCCACATTCGACGAGAATACAATCTCCTCTGAATCGATAGCAGATCATCTCAGCAACGATTTAGTAATCGATACGAGTGATATATCGATAGATATCAGTGCAGAGGATGTTGCTGACCATATTGATCCAGAGCTCATAGCGGAGCATATCGCTTCAGAGCTTGAAGATACGAAGCAGGATTTTTCCTCGAATATCGACCGATTGGGAGTGGACATCTTCAAGAGACTGGATGAGCTCGAAGGATCTCTAAGAGAGAAAGTTTATTCAGAGATTACAGCCCATACAAAGGAGATACAAAGCAACCTCCATTTTCGGGAAATAACTGAGCTACTGAGCTACCTCCCGACTGAGAGCATTCTCAAGGAATACGTCAATCAAGCGAGAAGGGAGACAGATGAGAAACTGGAGAGGATAGAGTCAGCCATAAGGAACGAGATCAATGAGGCATTCAAAATGTGTGCGCTCAATAGACAAGCACCTCTCCAGCTACCTGAAAAAACGGAACTCGAAGAGCTTAAAGATGAGATCAATGAGGGGGATGAACCTCTGGTACAGTTTGTCAAAGCTCTGGATCACTTGGGGATCATGGGTACAGAAGCCATGTACGAACTCCGAAGGATGACTGTTTATCTTGAGGAACTGGTAGAGAAAAAACAAAAAGGAGAACGAGAATGACCATCTTAGAAACCGTAGGCTTCATTGTAACCATGACCTTGTGGTTTGCAATCGCAATCTTGGTCATGGCTTAAAATAGTCAAAGGGCTCAAATCTCAGGTGAACTGGGGTCTGAGCCCTTTTTTTTGGTATGAGGATTCGATTTAAGCAATAGTTTGATATACCCCAAGGGTAGAGGTATCAGTTAAATCAATCAAAAGGAGAAAACGAATGAGACTGAAAATGAAAGGGATTCATCTCGACAAAGGGAAAACCAACAACAGCAAATCCTGTCCGATAGCACTGCTACTAAAAGACAGCCTGAAAGACAGCGAAACAGAAGCCATCCTATTAGGGGATGGCAACGAGTATGCTGGCTGGCTGGATGTAAGAGTTCATTTCAGTCAAGTGGAAGGGAACGACGCCTTGTTGGTGGATTTCGGTCACTCAGAAGGTGTGCGGGAGTTCATCAGGAAGTTTGATGCAAAGAAGCCAGTGGTTGATCGACCACTGGTAGAACCTGTAATCGAGATTGTGCCAATGATCAGCACGAGTAAAAGACGGCTGGACAAGGAAGGAAAGGAGACCCAAATGGTAGACCATGCGACACACAAAAGAGCAGAGTTCATAGAAGACTTTAACGGAGAGGATGATATTGAGTACACAAGCGTTCTACTCCCAGCACCACATCCTTGCCGACAATTGGTGCTGGAGTCAGAGGTGGAGGATTATGAAGAACGAGGATACAAGAAAATGATATGAAAGGAGGTGAGATTATGGACATGAATAAGTTCATGCTTAAGACTACCATTGAGAATGATAAGTGGGAGTTCGAGTGTTTCAAGGGAGACCCCAGCCAACACCCTCAAAAAGGTGTTGGGTCAGGGGATTGGACTCCAGATCTCTTTGGTGGAGATACCTCAACGGTTACCTACTTCGATAGCTTTGAAAGCACTCGAGAGAGGAAAGAATTTATCGGCATGGGACTGCTATTCAGTCAGGTGGATCCCAAGGCTAAGAAGGTTACCGTCAAGGGTGACAATACTATCCTGATATAGGGTAAAAGCCTCTCCGCTTCGGAGGGGCTTTTTTTATGCCCATTAGTAGAAGGAGGAACCATGAACAAAGAGGAACGAGACCGTCTTTTAAGGATGAAGGACGAGATAGGGAAGAAGCTTGATGAGTTGGATAACGAACTCGATATCCTCAAGCTTCAAAAGCTGGTAGCTCGCATCAGGAGATTCTTCTTAAGGGTCTGGAGGTGGGTGCTAGGAGGTGAATTTTGAAAGATTTAATGACCAAACGATTGCTGGTGAAGATATCGAAGAGGGTACGACAACTGGAATCGGAACTTGATGAGATGAAGAAGCATCTTAATCCACCTCTCGACAAGATGACCAAGGCAGAGAGAAGAGATTATACTGCTTGGTGTGATTGGGAGGATAACCACGAGGAGGAGGAAGAATGAGTTTTGAATGGAACTACAAGCGGATCGAGGAAGACAGCGAAACGATCCTCGAGATGATTGTTTCAAAAGAAGCTGAGAACGCTCCGATAGAGAGCCTGATTGCAACCTACAAATCCTCAGAACTACGGTTCTGGCGAAAGCAGAATCTCACTGTTGGGGATATCATAAAAATGATAAGGGATAGGGATCTCGATACTGAGTTGAACGAGTACAAGGAATGCAAGGAGGAAGAATGAGATTCTCAGACGAGCGTGGCACGATAGTATTTGAACCATGCCACGCTGGGGGAGAGCACTCGATAGTATTCGAGTATAACGACGCTGGTAGCTTGAAGAGACTAGTTGTGTCTCTACCAGATTACGAATGGATGAAGAAGGTTTTCAAGTACCTCCAGCATCAAACGTGGCGAAAAGAAAGTCTGAATGTGCGGATTGCCCGCACAAAACAATATCTCGTGAACTGTGCGAGAGAATTTGATGATATGATGTACCAATAAGGAGAAGCAAATGAGTATTTTTAGGAAGTTTAATGTGAAATTGCAATTCCGTAATCGGATCTACGGTGGGCTCCCGAAATCGAAAGAGCTCGTCAAGAATTACGTCGAAGCGAAATTCGGGAGCGAGGATACCTCCATTGTGGAAACCGATTTGGATCTGGAAGAGGAGGAGGAGAAGGTACGAACAGGCTTCAAGCGATGCACTGAAAGAGACGCTTTATATATTGGAGACTACGCTGTCAAGGCGATGATGAAGCAGTGCATTTCCCTGCTGAAGCTAACTGTCCAACTTAGAGGATCAAAGCAAACGCTTCGTGAAGGGACAGCGGTGAAGGGACGGGTTGGTGAGGAGCTCACGGAAGAGAAGATTATATTTCAGCCATTCCGACCCAAGGAAGACGGTATCGAGGACTTTGCTGGTCACGTTCAGACCATGCAAGGTATGCGATCCATCCTCAAGTCAGCGGAATATCTTATCAAGCCAACGCTGGAATTTCAAATCTGGTGCTTAGGTGTGAGGATGGAGGGGACGAAAGACGTGAATCCTGATCATCTCCAAGACATACTTGAGTTGGGACAGGAAGTTGGGCTGGGCTCCCAGCGAAGCTTTGAAAAAGGGAAGTTCGACGTAGTAGAATTCTCAGAGATAGATCCACCTGTGAAGAAGAAGAAGGGAGCGAAAAAATGAAAACATTCTTCGCAGACATTTTCACCCTGATAGCTGGTAGTGTGGGGGTGCTAGTCTTTTTGAAATTAATGACACTTGTCGTGGGAGCACAATAATGAATCCATTTGATGTACTCGACAACGAGGAATATGCGATGTTGAAGATCCCAGTCAACTGGGCAGTAGCGAGGGTGGAGGAGGCTCCACCTCTTGCTAACTTCAAGAACCTTTGCAAGTTCGTGTTTGAGCATGACGAGTTTGAGGAAGTATCCCAAATGTTCTGGGACGCAAACGAAGAGGTTTTGTTGAAGCATCACCAAGAATTTCTTCGTGAACTTGGAAGCGAGAAGATACAAGCATCAGCAAAGGATTTCGCAGATGAAGCATTGGTCTTTTTCGGGATGACGATTGTTGGTGACCGAAAAAAGGAAAAAGCAGTATTCAACTAGAAGGAGAAGATATGGAACCCGAACACTTAGACAAGGAACCTTTAACGGTAGACCATTTGCATCGAGGAGTGCTTCAAGGGGTCAATGAACACCTCCGTGAGGGATATGGTCTCCATAGCGCATTCAGCCTCTTAAATCGAAAGCTGGACGGTGTGCTAGACCAACTCCGTAGGATCGAAGATAAGCTGGATGAAGAAGATTAGCACCAAGGGTGAGAGCAGGGAGTTCTGTTCTCACCCATTTTTTTTGCCTAAAAATAAGAGGAGGAAATAACGATGTTCAAACACAAACACGAGACTCAGTTGAGACGGGTTGTGGAATGCGGGGACTGCGGAACATTAGCAGAGACCCCATACGATGAACCTAGAGCGAAGATTGAAGGGTTTACTTACGATAGGCACTCCGACCTTTACACATGTGAAGGGTGCGAGGAAAAGATCGAAGCGGAGATTCAAGTTGATTTCCTGAGTGAGGAAGGGGGTGAGGTTTATGTAAGTCATCCTCTGGAGGGAACCTACTGGGTAGGAATCTACGATACTGACCGTCTGTTTGGAGGTAAGGAAGAAGGTGGATGGTGGTACAACTCAGGTGTCTTGAAACATGCGATAAAGAAGAAATTCAAGACGCTTGAAGATGCCCATCGATACCGACACGCTTTGCAACAGAAATTGAATCCTAGGTTCAACGGTAGGGGAAGCTTTAGTGATCTGAATTCAGTTCTTTGTGAAGGGAAAATAACAGCGGAGGTGTTTAAAGGATACCTCCCGCCAGTGTTCCCTGAGCAAAAACCGTATTACCGTTGACAAACCCAAATACGACGAAACGTAACAATGCGACCCGACAAGTCGATCCTTGCCATACCACTACAATTGTGTGAGTAAGGTAACGTAAGCCTAAAAACGGATGAAAGATAAGCCTAGGTGCGCCTAGGCTTACTCTCATGTCTTTACAGTGCGACAAGCTGAGACGCAACGCAGTCTGGACAAAACTTCACAATGCGACACAACAAAACTGAATAAAACTTTACAATGCGACGAAACCTTCCGACACTGTACTCTACAATGCGACATGACGTTACTGACCGAACTTTTCCGTGACAATGCGACCAAACAGAACGGTACGACACTTCACAAGACGTGACATTGGTAAGCGTGAAAATTAGCCTCTAAAACGGTTAATTTTCACGCTTTTTTTATGCCCATTAAGTAAGAGGAGGAGGTTTTATGAAGAAAAAGAAATACGTAGCGGTGCTCCAGCTAACGATGGAGCAATTACTTGAGGTAGAAGCTAGTGACAGGGAAGATGCGATTAAAGAAGTCGAAAAGAAGATTGACCAGACGAACTATCAAGTTTTAACTGGACCTTATATGCGATTTCTGGAAGTTGCCTGTCACACAATCGTAGAATCTGAGGAGGAGAATTGAGATGCCTATCAAAATTCGTGGTAAAGAGTATCGTACTGTTGCGGAACGGATGGTTATGTTCCATGAGAAAAGGGAGGAAGGTGATTCAGTTTCGGTTGAGACAGAGATTGAAGAACTTAACGACACCTTCATCTTGATGAAATCAACGGTAACCCACCATAAGAAGGATCAGGAACAACCTGACGTTTTTGTGGGTCATGCGTTGGAGTTCATCGAGAAGACAAACAAGCAGAACGTTAATTTTGCTTCCTATACTGAGAATTGTGAGACATCTGCTATTGGGAGAGCACTCGCAGCAGCGGGATTAAGCGGAAGCGAGTATGCGTCAGCGGAAGAGATGTCACGCATCGAAGCCAAAACCAAAGCCCGTGAAGTGCAGGAAGATAAACGGGAAACTTTACTGGAGATGCTTCGGGTAAAGATGAAGGAGAAGAGTGTTCCCAACGAGAAGGTTCAGGCACACGCTATGGAGATGCATAGAAATACTGTCCGATCACTTGAGATTGAGGAACTTAATGAGATGGTAGATTGGATTGAAAAGGAGGGAAATGGAGATGCCTAGAGAAAAAGTGATCCACTATTGGGATCGGGACACTGATTCCAACAAACAGCATCTTAATGCTGTAGCGGGAGCTCATAGCAGAACTCCTTCTAACGCAAGGTTGATAATCAATCTGGAGGTTTTAACGGATGATCCAGCGTTAACTTTGCTGGAGATTTTCAATGCCAATCAGGGGAGACTGTTTTCTCACCCTGAGAATCCTCCCGTGCGTATCTGCAACTTTAAGATAGAACGTATCACAGATGAAAACAGGGATGATGCCGTCTTTGGTGACGGTAGAGCATGTGTTCATTGCGGAGCACGATTCGAGACCCGTCATAAACGGGCGATGTATTGTTCTAATACATGTAAACAGAAAGCTTACTATAAAAGGAAGGAAGAAGAAGATGGAGATCAAGATATCGACGAATAAATCCCAATCAGGATCGTTAAAGTCCTTGCAGTTGAGTTTGTTCCCTAAAGACTTTGCAGAGATGCTGTTTGAAGAAGGGAAACGAAGCGTCGCTTTAATGAACCTGAAAATAAAGTTTAAGGGGACAATAGATTCAGGCCAGTTTACTGCTTCTGTCAGTTTTCCGCAAAGCTCACATGAACTGTTTGTGTTCGGTCTTGGTGATATCCAAGATTTTTTGGGATGTGGCGAAACATATGGCTTGCTCGGGGAGGAACTTGAAGAAGGGGTCTGGGACAAAGACTTTAACTTCGTCTTCGGGGAACTTCAAACATCAGAACTTATCTGTAACGGTGGATATTTTCGGATTTTACCTCGAGCGTTAGCTGTCAATGGAGGGAGAGAAATTCTTTCAAAAGATTCTCCCATCAGTAAATTAGGGTTATTGGATTTCACCCTTCTTTTTGCAGGTGACTGGAGCCCTAAACGTGAATTTGGAGGTAGGATAGGAGGTAAGGGATGAGAGTTCTTGACCATAACGAAACAGTTGAGATGCTTAAAAACAGTAAAAACAAAGGAGACACTATGAAGATTCTAGTTACAGGTTGCGCTGGGTTTATTGATTATCACGATTGGTGCTAATGTGCTATAATGGGGTGGGGGGCTACTCTAACAGCCCCTGTTCCGACCCTATACGAAGCAATTCTCGAAAAATTCGCCAAATCGCTTTTTTTTTACGAAAAAATTTCAATTACATTACAATGCGACGAGACTCGACGATACAAAACTCCATGATACTCTACAATGCGACGGGACAGTACGGGACAATACATTACAATGCGACGATACATTATGCGTCAAGACTTGACGCACCGATACTGTACAATGCGACGGGACAGAACTGGACTTGACAGTGCAATGCGACATAACACAACAGAACGCTACTGTACGGGACAAGACAATGCGACGGAACGTCACGCAACCCCACTGTACTTTACAATGCGACATGACAAGATAATACGATTCACAACATAACGATACGATGCGACATGCCAAGCCGTAACGCTACGCTACTGCACAATGCGACTCGACGGCACTCGACGATACTATACAATGCGACCAAACTATACGGGATCTGACAGCACTTGACATTGCGACGTAACCAATACAGTACGAAACTAGCCCAAACAATACAATGCGACGAGATAGAACTGGACTTGACAGTGCAATGCGACATGACACGACAGGACGGGACAATACTAGACAATGCGACATAACACAATGCGACATCCCACAACATAACAATGCGACAAAACTGGACACAACGATACGACTCTTGACAAGACTGTTCTGTTGAGTTAGACTATTTATGTTGCAATGTGTTCTTCAGTCATAGCGTTTTCAGACATCGCTCGTTCATATTGCTTCTCCTTTGTTATTTTCAAACAATAAAAAAGATCCTAGTCTCATTCACTAGGGTCTTTTTTTTGTGGGGTAATGAATCCCTGCTTGTTCCAAATAGTAGTAAACATTGGATTTCTCTAACCTGTCAGCAATTTCTTGATACACTTCATCGCTAACTGCTCTCTTTTCTTCTTGAAACTGTGAAGTGTGAGTGTTTGTTGGTTTCCATTCCCTAGCTAACTGGTAAAATTCCTGATTCTTCTTTTCACTGACCTTGACACCAATACTAGCTAACAAAGAAACAAGTTCTGTTACCCGTTCCTCTTCAGGTTTTTGACCTAATAAATCAACAGGAACTAAAACTACATCTTTAGGTCGGTTCTTTTGTAAGGCTAGGATCTGCAAGTAAGACCAAATCCAACCCAGATTCCTTTCGAGGGGGTCAGTCTTTAGAATATGGGGTTCTTGTCTCAGGTATTTCGTTAGCAACGAATCAAATGGATGTCTTATGGGAGCCACAACTTTATGGTTAAAAGGTGCAAAAAAGACAAGACTGTGCATCCAATGTTCATGGATATGTCCTTCTAGGAATAATATCTTGCCATTACCTCCCTTTAATTTAGTCAAATAGCTATTAATATCAGTTAAGTTGATTTGAGGTTCATCCCAAACCTTACCTGTGCAATCCTGCAAATAAAAAGGCCCAGACTTGTCATTGGCTAGGTCTCTAAGTAGGATTGTTGCCAAGTGCGGTATCGATATCAAAAGTTCTCTCAGGAAAGTTGTCCCTGTATACATAGTTGAAGTCATAATAATCGTCTTGGGGGGGCAAGGCGTAAACATTTTAAAGAACCTGTAACCACATAGCATGTAGATCTTCTTTAGTGACTAACCGTTCTTTGGCTAATTTATGTGCCTCTTGCCAACCAATATCTTCCCAGTCAGCCAAGTTAACCTCAGAATTAATAGATATGGCATCAAACAGGTAAGATACGTAGCTTCTATTCTTAACACTAATAAAACTACGGCCCGAACAAAAAGCATCCCAACCTACACGACCGTAAGAGCATCCACTATTTGAACCATCAATTATATATTTATAATCAACAATGAACTTTCGCCAAGCATCCAGTTCCATATGTTCATAAAAATTAGCACACCCATCTAACACTTTCGGGAGTTCATGGGGGAATCTTTGGATAACATCATAATTGCCTTTGAAATGGTATTCTGCAAAAGTGTTGCCAACGATACCACCCCGTTCATTTAGCCCTCCAGTAACCAATAACTCTTTAGTTGGCTCTTGTGCCTGTTTGATATCCTCTTCCAATCCGTCAGTGGTACTTACGCCTACCAAAGTTTTTATGCCAGTGACCTTTTCAACAACGTTAACTACATCAGGGTTATGAACAATAAGCCCCGTTATTTTTTCTTTATATTCTTCCAGAAAAACAAGGGCGGTGGGCAATAACCAAAAAGAGTTAAAATCGTGAAAAAGAAAAACATTACGGCAAGAATCAAAAGCAGAGGACAAGAACGACAAAGATGTCTTGTGGGCAAAATTGCCTACATATATAAAAGCATATTCGATAACATGGTTAGGAACTTGGTCGATAGACATGCTCCTGAACTCATAACCCTCCCCTAAGAGTGGTAAGATCTCCCAGTTTAGATATTGAATTGTATGCCCCCTAGCAACAAGGGTTGATCCCTGTGGGCCGAACTTTACTTGATCCAGAAGGTGTTTGGGCATAGGGTTATCATATGAGTTGGGCGGTTCCCCATGAACAACTGCAACTATTTCTTTCAACATTTGAATTCAAACAAAATTCGGATGCCTCACTTCGTCAATACTGTTTAGGGTCTCTCTTAAGCTGTTGAAAGGGCATTCGGTAAGAGGGCATGTGTATTCTATCTGGTTATCAATTATCGTTAAGATGTCTTCTTTATAAGGTGCAGAGAAGTTCAACCCTTCCATCAGGCGACAACAAGCGTATACCGTATGATTAGGGGTTATCACGGGTCTGGCTAACCCTACCTTACATCGACCCCTTTTAGGTATGGGGGTATCTTCACTTGCTCCCCCTGTAAAGATAACACTTTCAAGATCAGACTCTTTAGTCAATCCTTTGTCTTGAGTATCATCAGGCGAGACCCTCATCCCCAAGAAGTTCTTGCGCCCTTGATGCTCGGCTATAAACTCAATAACCCTATCCCATATAACGTCATCTATCGCCATATCCACGAAATTGAAACTGATATCCACCTGTGGTTCGGCTATTATCCAGCGTGACACTTGATCCAGAACTAGGTCCAATGTCAGGTCTTTTGCTGTTATATCTTCGTATTCATCAGAGAAACTTATCCTTGCCCATGTGAACAAACCCATTACGGGTTCTATGGCTTCCAGTTTTGTGCCATTGGTTATCAATCCTAGATCAATCCCTAGATCATAAGCTGTTTTTACTAAGAGGTTAAAGTCTGGGTGTATGGTAGGTTCTCCACCACCCTCGATGCTCATGGCTTTAGTGCCACGATCCCTCAACCCTTTAAACATTTCTATGGTATCTTGGGTGTTTGCCAGATTCTTAGCATCTGAACTCAGGTAGTTGTAATCATCGTTATTGCAGAAGGTGCACCTGATATTGCAGAGTGTTGCTGGTATGAATTTTACATGGATAGGATAAACCCCGTCCTTGAAGAGCACTGATATCGGTTTTACCAATTCCTGATTTGTCAATGCTAGGTTATTCATTTTTTCTCACCCAAGAACTTTCTCGATTTCAAGTCTAATATGATAATCAGATCCATTGTGATTGATTATAGCAGAGGGGCCATCCCAAAAGGTTCTGGCACGAATTAAGTTTATAATATCTATTGCTTTATATTTTTTGTTTAAGTCAATTTTTGTTTCATTATAAATTTCATAGGCATAATGAAATGTGGGAGATCCGTTATCCTGTTTCTCCGGGGTGAAATTAAGTGATACAATATCAGAGTATTTCGTTTTGAATAGATTGATGACTTCTTCTACACCTTTCTTGTAAAGAGATTGCCCTGTGTCTTCAATAGTGATAGGTATACTCTTTTGAAATAAAATGGGGCCTGTATCAATTCCGTCATCAATAAAATGGATAGTTACACCAAAAGGTGAATCTTCAACAATTGACCAGATATAGCCGTGTTTACCTCTTCCGTAAGGCAGGAACGAATGGTGTAAATTAACCCAACCTATGTTGACGGAATTGATAGCTTTTGATTTTATGATCGTGGGCCACCAAGCTAAAATTATGATATCGATATCTTCTTGAGTTAAATACGAGACGAAACTTTCTTCATTCCCATTTATTCTTATAAAGGTTTTTGTATTGGTCTTCTCGCATAAATCAAATATCTTCTTTTGGTATTCGGAATCATCCTTTTCAGAAGTGGCTACAAACTCAATATCACTATTTTGTTGTGAAACAAATTTCAATATATCATAACCTAGCTCGAATGCTGCACAGACTCCGATTCTTGGTTTAACTCTCACCTCATCTTCTCCCCAATCAGCCATCATCTAAAGATGCGATTCCAGAAACTCTTGGGGATCAGCCCGCTTTTCCTCTTAGCCCGTTGTTCTGCTTGCCAGAGTTCGTGACGGGTGAAAAGGTAGGCTTTATCGTCTTCATCTCCCAGATTGTCTTTCAAGAAGATGTAAGATGTGTTCTCACCAAATTTCCTAGTAGAGTTATTGATGACTTCCATTAGTGTAATTCCTCCATTTCTATGGCAAAGAATTTAAAGAGGAAGAACAGTATTATTACGACCCCTGTTCCTCCTCCAACTATTTCTGTTATATGCCCCCCTAGTAACTCAAGAGCTTCAGCACCAGCGCACCCCAACATCCCAGTAATGCCGAGACCACCAGCAGCATGCGCCTGTACCTTGTCACTCTTGTGTTTAGGGTTGTTTTCAACTTCTTGTTTAATATCATCTTTAATTTTCTTAAAGTTTTCTTTGTGAAATTTGTCATCCATTACTCACCATTCACATCTTGTGCTGCCTTGAGCAGGGAGTTTTCAGCTTCTTGGTTGTTAAACCAGAAATCTATCAGTTTACTGAAGCTAGAAACGAATGCTCCCAGAAGTACAAAAAGTACTTCTTTCCAACCTTCTGTAATATCCTTTCCTAATGCAACAAATATCAACATTAAAAAGATGATCGTAAATAGTATACATACTAAAAGAAATGATAACATCCACTTCTTAGAATTACGATACTTAATAATATCGATAAGTTCAAGGTTAATCTCATGCGCTCTTGCAGATTCCCCATTGTGTTGCGGGTTAATTAACCTATCGTCTTTCTCTATTTCTGTAAAGGAATCGAACTCAAGATCCAGTTCTTTTTCTGGATTAGGAGGTTCGTTGAGAATCTCGTTATAGTTATCGTTCATCTCCGGGTGTCTCTACCTCTTCCCCTGCCTCTACCTCTTCTTCCCATAACCTGATTCATAGCAGGAGTACCGTAATTTTCATCTTCACCCCAGAAACCTTCCTTGAAACCTCTATCTAAAGTTGTTTGTATTGCAGGTCCAACTACAGGGATGAGTCTCGGAGCTTTCTGTGGATACCTGTACAACCTTTCAGCAAGGCCGAATGCACGGACACTAAAGAACCCGCCTATTGCTCCCGGGATATTCCCTACATCTAATAAGTAGGAGATTGCTCCAAACGCTGCTGCTCGGTTCCAGTGTGCAAGAAGGTTTTGAATTTCGTTTGATTCATAGATCCATTTCTTAGCTTCGTCTATATCAGCGTTGAACAGTGAACCAATGATATTGGACACCATTCCCAAACCTCCTGCTGCAACTAGAAATGACAACATCGGAGGTAGGACACCGAACGGATCGTTCCTGAAGTTCTTGCAATCTCTCCAAAGCGCATCTTTAGTGAACTGTGATTGTTTGATGGTGAACGATGTGAACTGGCCCATCAGTTTACCCATAGGAGATGCAGTGTACGATGGAGGAAGATCCATAGGTTCTGTCTTGAACTGGGTCTTATTTGAAATCCGTAACGCACCTCTCGAAATTATTTGCGAAAGTTTTTGGAGATGCGTGTAGTCACCTTTAACTATACGGTTACCGTCACTATCCTTCTCTTCAGTTAGGACAGCATTTCCGTCTGCATCTTTCGTAACGTATGGAAGAACATTTGAGGCAAAGCTTTTCGCTATATTGATCTCTTCTTCTGTAACCCCGTTCTCACCTATAGCATCAAAAAGCAGTTCTTTTGTTTTCTCTGCTTTTGCTATCTCGACATCTTTCTCTGTTGCTGTTGCCCCGAGTGCACCGAGCTCTTCATCTGATAACCTAACTAAATCCAGTTCCGTAAACCGTCGTAATTCTTTGGCATCAGGGTTCTTCTGGAATTTCTTTAATGCTACTACCAGATAGCTTCTACCAGCAAGTGCTGAGATTTGACGGTTAATCTTGGTTTCAATAAACTGGAATGGTGTCCATCTACGAAGAAGGACATCAGCACTGAAAACACCTCCACTGTAAAAAGCAGCGATATCACTTGTTAATGCACCTGTGGCAGCAGCCCAATCTCGGTCTTGTTCTTTGAAGATGTCTCGGACAGATTCCAAGAAAGCCCGCATTCCTGTCCACCTGACAGCGTTCGCTGGTTGAGAGATATTAGAAGTCCATGCTCGGGAAAGGAATGCCCATGCAGCAGCCGTTTTTAACTCTTTATACATATCATCTAACCGACGTTCTTCACTGGAGGAATGGACGTTTCCTATCTGCCTATCAATCCACTTTCGTGCTATACTGTCGTTATCAATACCTTCAGGAGTTATCTCGAAGAGCGTATTAACTACGTGTGCAGTTTCTGGTACAGCATTATATGACTGAATGTTACCCGCATTATCCCTGTTAGCGTTAAGAATCCCTGCCTCTTCAAGAGTCTCCCAATCCCTAAGTGACATATACTGAAACTGAGGTTCATCTTTGTTAAGATGGTACGGTTCACCTGTTTCAGGGTTAAAGAAAGTTGAGTAGAGTTTAGACCCTCTCTCTTGTTCTGCTGCTAACGGCATAGCGTTATCAATCAACCCCCGTAAACTTTGAGCCCAAGGGGTGTTGAACCCCATCGCATCTCGTAGTTTACGGGTCGCTTTATGTTGTCTATTGAGCTTGAACAGGCTTGGAGATACAGATCTTGTGTCTGTTTGGCCCGAAGCAAAGTCGAGCATCATCTCTTCATAGATTTCGTTGTTTTGACCAAAAGCCTCTATCTCGTAGGCCCGTCTCCATGCACGGGACAAGTAGATTGAAGTGATTTTAAAGAAGTCTTCTTCATACCAAGGGATATTGTATTCTCTTGTGAATTCAAGGTTACCGAATTTGTTACTCCTTGAATTTACGATATAACTCGACAGCTTTTGTGCTGCCATAGCTTCATCCCAATTCTTGTCAGGGTTCGCATCCATGAAAGCTTTAACACTAGCTTTCCATTTTGCGGAAGCTGGGTTGTCCATCCCTAATTTTTCCAGATCGAACATGTGAGGTAAGTAATCCGATTTGTGAGGTGACCATTCGCTCTTAATTTTTTGGTTTCCGTCATATAACCAAACAGGGTCTCTCATTCTTTTGTAGTCATATATTATTACTTTCCCGTTATCATATGCCACAGCGTATTGATTAGCGACATCTTGGACAAGGAACAAGACACCTCTTTTAATAAGGTTATCTTTTGTAGCTTCTCTAATGATTAGTTCAGGTGTAATACTGACACCAAAATTAGAGTTAAGTAAGTTAGCCAGTTGCGCTTTCGCTGGAGGGTTATTACCGTTAGCTGGGCCTAATGCTATAGACATAAGCAGTTCAGCTAACTCTTCGTCAGGATCTACTTTCTCCCCTAACTTACCCATATCTTTGTTAGTGGCACTGATCTCTAATATCTTGTTAGCTAACTCTTCTCTATTTTCTTTCCACGCTGCGACAATATCAAGAACGGGAGCTATTAACGCTTCTTCCTTACCTTCCGCTACGTGTGAGATATGAGCGAGTAACAATTGGTACGCTTCTTTTTCTGTTTTTGCGGGTCGTCGTTGTTCTGATGTTGCTAATGTTCCCCAAGCTGTTTTAAGGTCAATCCCAACAACAACAGGATGCAGTAGTCGGTTACCTTCTTCATCAAACTGTCGTTCGTGTTTCGTTCCTTTATTATATGTCCTTTCATATCCTGTCTCCATAAACTTACGAATCAGGGGCATTACATCTTTCATGTATTGGTTCTTCTTTGGGACCCCTACTCCCTTAATGTTAAAGACCCCAATTTTTCTGTAAAATCCCTTCCAGAATCCACCCTGCAATTCGGCTTCACCTTTTAACATCTTGATGTTCGCTTCCCCCCATTTTCTTTGGGAGTTGTCCCTGACTTCTTCTATGAGGTCCACCATCCATCCGTAACCTCGATTCCTTAGTTGGACAGCCATCGTGAAGAAAAAGTCACCCGCCCCTGTTTTTTGTTCAATAGGAAGCCAGCCCTTTTTCCACGCTTCACCCATAACATTTCTAGCTTTATTAACAAAGTCTCCTGTCCCCATAGCCATACTCTCAATTTCTTCTGCCCTTGCGGGATCACTGTCTGGAGCAGGGGAGATATTTCGACGAGCCATCGCTCTAGCTACATCTATTTGTTCGAGCCCTTGCGGGAAAACGTTAGCGTCTCCGTTTTCTCCAAAGACACTTTTAGGTATCTGGTGATCTTCTATCTTTCCTCTAGGGTCATCTTTAACTTCATCAGGGAGTATAGGGTCTTCTGGCAGGATTCTTAGAGTGTTGTAATCATCTTTTTTCCATGTAAAGAACCTTTTTACATCACCTGCTGTTTTTCTTTTTGTTTCTCGGTGACCTTCTACTCTTGTAACCCAATTGTCCATCCATTCAGCAAATGAAACCATCGGTTTTACTGTTAGGTATTCCAACCCTTCGCTTCTGGAGTCACCTTGAAAACGTTCCTTTAAGGCGATTAGCACTTCGTCGTAAAGCTTTTTAAGCGACTTGATAATGTCTTTAAACACTTCCTTGAGTATCGCTAAGAACGGACGTTTATCTGGATCTATACTGTTACTGGCTTTTTGGAAATCTTCATCCAGAGCACCGACATCTAAAGCCCATTTAGCTATTTGGTTGGCGAACAACTCTACATGGCTTAAAAGGTATTGGGCATAATCTCCACCCCGTTCCCCTTCAGCAATGAGTGCTGCTCTAACTTTGTCGGGGTCTGTGAGCGAATCTGGAGGTAAATCATAAGCTTTTAAAGCTTCTAAAAAGTCTTTAGCATATTGCGGATTAGACGCTGCATAAATGAGCATCTCTTCCGTCCATTTTTCTTTACCTATCTTAGCATGTAGTTTTCTGAACAAGTGATAGAGAGGTTCTTGGAACTGCCAGTTTAAAGAGTCAAGTACCGTGTAGTGAAAAGCATGGCCCATTTCATGGGCTAACGTCATTACTTGTGAAGGTTCATCTATTGTTGAGTCTTCAGCGGTTTGTGTCCTGAAACATATGGAACCATCAGTTCTACTGTTACCGAGATTAGGTGTGAATTTACCCATAACATCTTCTCCTCTAAGAGGAGAGAAGATATTCCAGTAACTTCCATACGCTTTCAACCTAAACCTAGCAGCAGTTGCAGGTGAAACAGTGATTTTAGCTTCAGCATGGTCAGGATGATGGTCGTAGGTAGATGCTCTGGTATAAGTTGACGGCATTCTTATGTTTAAAGAGTTACGGTACTTAGTTCCTTGACCATCTTTAATGCTATCTACTTCTACCCAAGAAGAAGCAGCTTCTCCTGAATCAACGTCGGTATAGATAAGTATCTTTGAAGCTGTTTGAGGACGTTGTCTTATTTCTCGGTGGGTTTTGTGTTTCCCAGCTTCGTCCTCCCACAGTACCTTTTGCGTGTCTTTGAGATTTGTGGGAGCAAGGTGTTTGTTTGTTCCGAAATGGAACCCTAACACTTTAGCGAATCTACCAGCCATGTTAAACAGGTTCTCTGGAACGCTTTCAGTTGCGTAAACAGTTTTTTCATGCCCTGTATCCCCGTGATCAAAAACCCTTTTAGTCCGTGTCGGATCAAAAGGTCCAGCCCTGTGTTCCATGTTTCTTTTCTTCTCTTGCAGCATAGCGATATTCAGGAATTGCATCACTCTGCGAGATGTCCTGCTTGTCGGGTGTATGTTAAGGTTACCACTAAATCTTTTTAAGATTGTTGTGGGTTGGTTTTTTGAGTGTCTGTTTGAGCCTAGAAGATTCTCCATTTCCGACATGTTTTCTTCTAGGAATTTGGGTGTACCATCTTTAGATACATATGCAGGAACAATAACTGACTGAACACTATGGGAGATTTCCTCACCTGTTTCAGGGTTTTTCTGTAATGGTCTGTAAACAGTTACCATATACCCGTATTCCGCTAAGTGAGTTCCTGTTTTACCTCCTAAGAAATGGACTGAGACATGTTGAACTCCACTATTTAAATAGCCCCCAGAAACAGGATCTCCTGAGCTCAGGTCTTGGAACCCTCCAGAAGGAGGAACGTCATCCCACATCTCTTCAAAAAAGAGTAATTCAGCTATATTGGGTTGTTTTTCCTCTATCCACTTAATATCTTCCTCGTTAGCAAACAGGTCGTCTACGTTTAAGTTTCTCTCGTGCCCCGGATAACCTACCTTGGTCTCCCCAGCGTTGAAAAGCACTTTGCGTTCCCCAGTAAGCTCATCATTGACAACAAAGCCCGAGGTTAACATTTGCGGTATGCTGTCAAACATCATTTCTGAGACACGACCTACAGGAGGGGTTTCCATTGAAGGAAGAGTGTCGAAATAGATAGGTTTATAAGCTGAAGCTTTTAATGTTGAAGCAGGGAACATCTTATGAACAGTACCTTCAATGTGTCCATGATCTATATAGAACTCATTTAGAACGTTAGCTAAAGCCTTAACTGCGTCGTGCCTACTTGAAGGGAGAACTAACTGCCCTTCTTCAGCATGAATAATGAACCCTTTATTTTTGAACCATTCCACATTTTTACGGAAATCGTCTGTTCTTCCTTCACTTTCAAACCCTAACCCTGCATGTTCAGAGACAAAGAAAGAATTATCCGAAGAATTTATCTCACTTTGCACTTGAGGGTTTTCTTTAGCTGAAAACAGGTATATTCTGTGTAAAGTTGCTTCTTGTCCAGATTCAGAATCAAAAGACTGATAAGGATAATCTACCAGAACAGAACCGTCACTCAATACAAGTACTTTTTTTTCAGATGCTTCGTCAAACCATCTGGTAAGTTCGTGATAAATACCTGTTGCTTCATCAATCACCCCTTCAAAATGAGGAGCTTCTTTGTCCATATACTTTGTTTTAGGTGTTACTGCCCCCATAACAGCTTTCGCCTTTACTTCAGCGGTTGCCGTGGTAAAAAGCTTATTTGATGCTATTTCTACAGCTATTCGTTCTTGAGTACCGTGTTTAAAAGGTAAGGAGATTCTTCTGATAATAGGGAGGGGAGCATTTTTTTTGTCTCTCGATGTTGATTTGGGCATTATCTTTTTCCAGAGAGGTAGATGCGCTCCTGTTATGTACCACCGAGACTCTTTGTATAGAGATATAGGATTACCTTCTGCATCTTTATTTGTTTGCCCTTCAGGGAGGGGGTCACCTTCAGCGTTTTTACTATACCCATCGACCAGTTGCTTAACCCATTCTTCAACACCTCTTTGAAGCCCTTCTCTCTCTTCTTGCCCAAAAGGAGTATTTATCATAGGAGACCCATCCCAATCAGGGCTAATAACGTCTTCCCCATCCACAAAGTTTTTCAAGAACTCTTCTCGGCTGATGAGTTGGGTGATGCCATCAAGGTAAAATAAAGACATGTTGTTACCCACCACCTTCAAAGCTGAGTCATTTTTCCTTGACGGATAGATAGCTGAGATCTTGCCTTTTCTTTCTTCCCCTTCCAAAACAGTACTGGCGAATGCTGCCATAACTTGACCGTTTTCATCTTTAAATATTCCCTTGAAGGTTCGGTACTCAGCTACATTGTTTCTCAACCTTTCAACGATACCTGAAAGACGGGTCTCTGTTTGAGGAAGTTCCAAGTCTACTTGATGTGCAAAAGTCTGGGCAGCAGTTCCTGTGAAGATAGGGACATCTTCCATCTTTGGATTGAGTTCAATCTTATGTGCTGTTATAGATTCAATCCCCGTGTCAGCAATCCCCAATGATAACGCTTGATCCCATTCTGATTGTATTCTACCCGCAATAAGACCGAAAATAGAATTCTGCCAACCGAAAGGAAGTGTCATCATCCTGTTTAACCATTGAGACATATCAACAGTACCACCTCCAAGAACAGGCATGTATACTGGATCAGTCATTGGATCACTATTAATCTCCTCCTGATTTGCTATATCCCATTCTAACCCCATTCTGTTATACGCTTCGTTAGCGAAATCGAACTGTTCTGCTACTGCTTCATATACCTGCGTGATTAACGAGATGTCTGTCTCTATCTGCGCTAATTCTGTTAAGTCAAGTCCTGTCTCTACTTCTAGGCTCTGAAGCTTGGATAATGACCCGTCGGGATTACTTAGGACAAGAGTCTTTTCAGGTTCATGTTGTAAGTTTATTAAGTAATCGTTTATAATTTCTTGATTACCAAGAGATCTAGGGTTCCAACCAGTTCCAGCAGAACGGAACCATGTATCACGGATGAAGTTCCTTAAAACTTGAACTCCTTCTTGTGTTAGCAGGATACTTTCAGCACCTGAGAACATCTCTGCTGCACCAGCTTTTTGTGTTCCTTCTGATAACGCTCCTAACATTTGCAGTCTTTTAGCAATAACAGAAGAAAACCTTTTGGAAGAAGGTAGGTTGGTTGAAAGAATACGATAGATAGGTGCAGATGCCTGATCAGTCCTGTTAGTCCTACCGAAACCCTGCATTGTTTTATCAGCTTCCCATCCGGGTTGCAGGACGTAATGAACTCGCTGTCGTTTGTTCTTGTATTCGTTACTAGCGTGATAGCTTTGCCCTGTCGCACCTGCTATAGAGAAGACAATAGCTTCTTTGTCATCGTTTTTGAAGTCCAGTATATCGGACGATTTCCCTTTATTTCCGTGCCTCTCTATAATGTATTCTCTTTCACCTTCTGCTCCACCTTTTTTAGGTCGGCTAATAAGTCTTCGATTTCTTCCTGTAGCTTCTGCTATGTTCTCAGCACCGAAATGTTCTATGAGACTATGTAACGGCATTGTGGCAAGTGTAACAGTTTCGAGACTTTCCATTAATCGGGCCTTAATCCGTACAAGGTCTTCTATAGGTGCAGGTATCTCAGCCCCATACTTTTGTCCATCAGCTTTTAAATCATCCTTCCGATTAGCACTTATAGACTTATCTCCGTCAGGCCCTACAGACCAAGGACGTATATCTGTCATCTTATCTATCTGGGCTATGAGATCTTGTTTCCCTGTAATATCGATTTCATTAACCATCTCTTCAGATAGAATATAATTACCGTTTTCGTCTTGAGGAATAGTGATATTACCGTTCTTGTCAGTATATTTAGGGTTAGACAATAACCTGTCAATACTTCTTTCAAACGATGTTTCTCCAGTAGAGATCATCTGGAAAACAGGGGTGTAGTTTTCAGATCCGTATTTATTCTGGAAATCGTCCAGCATCTGACTGGTGACCAAACCTGCTTGATAGGAATTAACGAGTCGTTGATGTTCACCCCACCATTGACTCCTCATATGGGTTATATCATTTTTACTGAGGTTCATCCTGCTGTCAGCTAGAATCTGTTCCAGAACTTTATACCCGTCATCTAACGCTTTAACGAAAGTGTTATAACGTTCTATCTCTTGATCATCTAATTCGATATGAAGAGGAGCAACTTCTACACCTTCAAAACTGAGTTGTGCTGCAACATAAAGACCTAACGCTTTCATGTCTTTAGTTAGGATTTCCAGCCCTGCCACACCTGTTCGACCTACATGTGTAATGAAATCATCAGCGTTATCGAATTCTGTCCCTTCACCCCATAACCCTAATCGAGAAGCATAACGGAAATTATCTACTTCAGTTGCAGCCGTCGCAGTAGCATAAACTATTCTGCTTTCAGGTGTTTGGTGTTGGAGCCCTAATGCTATCATCGCATTACTTCCCGCCCCTGCTCCTGTCCCCGCTTTTTTCATGGTATGAGCTTCATCAAAAGCGATAACACCGCTAAAATCTTTCCATTTCAGATGAGAATCTTTCATCGTTTTGTGAGAAGTAATCCGTTGTTTCTCTCCAAAAGTTAACCAGTTCAAAACTGTAACTAAATTGTGATACTGGGTCCCCTTCTTTTTCTGGAGAATTTCATCTATCTGTCGATCCATTTCTTCAGTAGACAAATTAGTGTTCTTTAATATATCAGAAATTGCTCCTCCCCCTGACCCCAACGAATGATAGGTAATAGTCATTACCCCTTCATCAGGTAAGAAGTTAACCACGTTACCTGTGACACCACCCTGCTCATCTCTCTTGGTAGTGTTAGCTGTCTTTTTATCCCACTTACTTTTATCAAAATTGAAGATCATTTCGGGATCTTGGCCTAAAGCTTCCCAGTCTCTCATCGCATCAGTTTCAGCTAACGACTTAGATTCTGTTATCCATAAAGCCCTGCGTTTCCCGTTTGAGGGAACTCTAGAGAAAGCCTCTACGATAGCACCCGCAATCATTCTTCCTTTACCAGCACCTGTTCCGTGTCCCCACATTATCGCTTTGCGGAACCCTTGTAACGTTCGTGTCAACCATGTTTGTCCTGCAACAGCTATAGCTTCTAACTGAACCTTACTTAGTAATCCGTCCCTGACAATGTTCTTTGTCTCGGAGACAGGATTACCTTCTGCATCTTTGACAATCGCTCCTGTCTCATCCCTTGTTACGACCTGTACATTTGTGTCTAGCCCTTCAGGAATATAAGTTATTTGCGGGGAGACTGTCATACCTAGAGTGGAAGAAGTAACCAGTTTCGCTTTATGGTCATGGGCAGCATCAGTCCCGTCTTCATTAGCGAACGCATATTCCCCATCAGGGGTTAAGATGTCTTGAGCTTGATAGGATATATGTTCTTTCTGTTCTGATAACTCTTGCTGAACACGACGATCCGACTGACTGACAGGTGTTAAGAAGAAATCCTTAATTCTCTGGATAATAGGTTGTTTGGGTTGTTCTACGGGTCCTTCTTCTGGAGATGGTTCTGGATCGACTGCAATATCTTCTCCGACTCTTTCGTCCCCAATAACTGGGCCTCCTTCAGTTTCTCCTCTGTCTCCTGAAACAGTTTCTCCATCCGTTGCTTCTCCTCCTTCTGCTTCTGCATCTCCCTGAATATCCGTTCTCGTTCCTTGAGCTCCCGTCCTTTCTGGACCAACATCATCACTGGATTCATCTTCATCTCCTTCTGCTAAAGCTTCACCTGTTAGATCAAACATCCTTTTATCTACCAAGGCAGCAACTTCTGCTAATGGTGTCATGCTGTTGGCAAAATCTGTGTCTCCTTTCCCAAATGCCTCTCCTTGCAGTTGCCCCCAAGTAGATACCATAGGCCCCTTCATTATCTCAAGTTTGCGGATATCTTCAGGGCTTTTGACTAGGAGCTCCACCATTGAGTCGAGAAATTCACCGAAATCATTGACCTTTTCCTTAAAGAGTAGCACTCCAATTTTTAAGGCGAATTGACGTGCTTTCTCTTCTTTTTGAGCATCAGTAAGAGGGGTTTGTGAACGTAATTCTTCGTCTGCCATTGAAGGGGCAGCACTAAACATGTCATCAAGACCGCCAAACTTATCTATTTCTGCTGCGATCTTACCCGTAAGTGGTTTTACCTCTTCCTTTTCCTCTACCTCTTCTACTGTGTCGTCTGCTACTACTGTGTCGTCTGCAAGGATGTCATCTAGGGAGACGTGAATAGGTGCAGGTTCCTCTACATCTCCCTCTACCTTTTCCTCTACCTTTTCCTCTACCTTTTCCTCTACCTTTTCCTCTACCTTTTCCTCTACCTCTTCCTCTACCTCTTCCTCTACATCTTTATTCGCCTCATCTACTACCTGCGTTGCCTCCTGTTCAGTGGGAGGATTCCAACCTGAATAAGGTCTCCCTACTACAAAGGTCTCCCCTTGTACAGCAGGTCCTTGAGGAATATAAGCAACATCAGTTTCAAGTAACCCTTGAGTCCTCTCTGGTGTTGAGAAGACATCATCAATAATCTGACGCATAATGTTAACAGTATGAACAAGAGTGGTCATTGTAGGTTCATCATTACGGAGTACTTCAGCCATCTTAATAAGACCAGTAGCGAATCGTCGAGTGTAAGCGTCTTTTTCTGCTCTGGTAGCTTCTCTTCCCAGTTCTTCGCTTGCCATCTGATCAAGAGCAGTTATGAACCTGAAAGGACGGTTAGAGAACCGACTGGTATCTGTGTAAGTTTCAAACGGGAAGTCCGAAAAAACATCATCTAACACTTCACCGCTTTTGGCTTGTTGTCCCATACTGTTACTAAGTAACCCTAAACCTAACTCTTCTAGATGTTCAGTCACGGAGATGATGCTTTCACCTATACCCTCATACCCAACGTTTGCTGGATCGATAGTAAATTCCATCAACCGTTCTGCCAAGGTAAGGTTTTCTAAGGTGGGCTCAAACCCGCTGATTTGCCCTAAAGCATCTTTCAGGGTTTCTAATCTTTTAGCGTTATCTGCTTTTACTCCCTCTGCTTCTTCTGCTGTTACAGTTCCTTTGGTTGCGAACGGAGCTTCTGTTAATCTTTGTATTTCCTGATTAATCGTGGCTGCAACAACAGATAGTCCATTTTTAACTTCTTCTTCGCCCCATCCTTGCCCTCTACGCATCTCCTGAACTTGGTCATGTTGTTCAGCATTTTCAAGTATGGATCTGACGTTAGTAGTGAGTTCATCGATAACCTCTTTAGCAGCATCAACGAGATGTCTAGCTTCCGTTAACCCTTCAGGAGTCATCTCCATTTCCGTAAGCTGGTCACCCAGATTCATCAGGAAATCTCTGTACGGGGTGTAGACACCTTTTGGGCCTACCTTTTCTTCTGCCATCGTTGTGATGGTATCAATCAGGTTAGAAAACTCTTCATCAAAGTTTTCGGGAGTGATATCTGCCCTATGAACCTGTGTAGGATCTTTAGCAGCAGCTTCTGCTTGGGTTGCTGCTTGGGTTGCTGCTTGGGTTGCCTGTTTCCTGAGTTGTCTCTTCTTAAGGTATCTGGCAAAGGTAGGAAGACCTATTCTCTGAGGAGCATTCAAAACCAGTTGGAAAGGCAGGTCAGCTACTAGTTCAAGAGGATCTATTTCAGCGAGGTTACCAGCGGTTGAAAGTGCATCTCTCCAAGCTAAAGGTAAATCAGCAAGAGTGTTAGAAAGCTTGTACCCTACAGCCCTTTCAGGAGTAAACCGAGCAGCTTTACCCAGAGCTATTGACGCTCCGCTCATAACTTTACCCGCTTTGGTTGTTGCAGTGAACCCTTTAAGACTCCTTGCCCATCGGCTTGCTCTGGTAGCAGCACCAAGTATAGGTACAAATTGTAAAGCACCAGCTAACCCTACCCCTTTCCCTTTCTCGCCTGTACCTGTTAACGGTCTCCAACTCCAATCAGGATCAGTCGCATAATCTCCAGAAAACAGTTTCCCTGTTGTCTCAAGTCCACCTACCCCTATGACAATAGGTGAGGTTATCATAGACCAACCGATTTCCTTAAGGAAATCAACAGGTCTCTCTTTCAGGTTCACCATGATATCTCGGGAATTCTTCCCGAACGTTCTCCATAGATGCGGGGCTCTATGTTGTAACTCAGCAGTAAATGTTCCACCTAGTTTTTGCTCAGTAGAAAGACCTGTCGGTGTCCCTGCTGCTATGTCTCCATAAAATCTCTCTGAGCTTACTTCACCGCTTTGAACCTTTTTAATGGACTTGATCATGTTCTCAGGGGTATCGAGCCTATCAAAAAACCTCATAAGCTCATCTGCCCCTTTATCGTTAAGTCTCTGTTCAATCAAAGGCTTGAGTTCAGGGAAAGGCTTTATGTAGCTGTCAATCCTGACTTGTTCTTCTTCAGTAAGGTCTCGAGGAAGTTTATATGAATATGTCTGCCCCCCAAATATAAGAGACTCAGTAGTTTTGTCGGTAGCCACTGTTACCCCCCTTATTGATATTGTTGAACCATTGACCTTTTGTCCCCTTTAAAAGACTTCCACTCATGTCTCTTCCCTCTGTAGGTGCTTTAATCTCTTTTCGAGTGAATTTTTTGAGTAAGGTTGTTAGCCTTGTTTTCAGATCTTTAGAAAGTCTTAAGTCTGCCTTTTCTGGTTCAGGCCAACCTAGACTGTGAACGTAATCCATCATCGTTTCAAATACTTCTTTCTCATTTTTAGGATCATCACCTTTTTCAAGAGATGTCGCCAGCATGTCGATAACACCTATTGCTTCCTTAATATTGGGCTCTTGACCTCCTCCAGTATTCCACCATGATGCTGCCCTATCTGCTGCGTTCTTGAAGATCCCTCTATCACCCTCTGGTTTGAAATGGTACAATCCATGTGATTCCATGTCCGATACGTCTTCTCCCTGATGCGCTAACAAAATAGCAGGAGGTCGTGTCGAGTCCCCTCGATCTCCTTGCCAAGAGTCTCTTCGCTCTTCAAGACGACTTAGCTCATTAAAGGCTTTAGGCTGATCCTTGTCTCTAAGACCGATACCTGTCGTCATACTTCTAGAACCGCTACCCTGATCCTCTTCCTTAAGAGCTTCCGATTGGCTATTCCATATATCTGTTGCTGCACCTTCAGGAATCTTCTGTTCTCCGGGTTGCCCTTGTTGTTGCTGGGGCTGTTGTTGTTGCTGGGGCTGTCCTTTACCCTTTGCAGCTTTAACCATTAATCGCAGGTTGTTCAGTTCCCTTGCCATTCCCACTTCATAGTCGGCAGCGGTATTCCATACTTGACCAAACTGTCGCCCAGCTTCTTTAGCTATTTCGTCGGTTATCCGACCTCTCTTTTTACGCCACAGGAAACCGTGTCCCTCCGTTTTAGGGTTAAGGGCACTGGCAGTATTGAGAGAACTTAACGCTCTTTCAATTTGGTCTAATGCCATATTTTCTGAACCATCTACCCATCGTGCATTCTCAGGTTTAGCAAAATTGCTTACCAGCATCTGCAAGTTTCC